TTCACCAGCCGAAGGATCTCCTCCAGGGCGTCTGCTATTCTATTCAATGGTTGTGATTTTAACTCTTCAATTATTGTGTTTGTATTTACTTGTTTCATAATTATTCCTTTCTAAATTCATCCTACAATATCCTTCAGTCACTGTCAAGCTTGAAGCTTGCTGCTTGAAGCTTGCTGCTTGTCCCTTTCTTCTTTCTTTAAAAATTTTAAAGGATGCAGGCCCTTCCGGGCCTGGATCTAAATTTTATCTTCTTACTGAAGCACGCTTCAGTATTAATTCCACAGCATCGAGATCTTCGAAGCTAATGTATGGCCAGAAGCCAACATCTCTTCTCTGTCTCATTGCTACTAGTCCCAACGCTGAAAGTCCTTTNTTCATTTCTTGAACTTTCTCTTTACGGTTGAGTCCAGAAGCTTTTCTAGCTAGNACTTTTATATATTTTCTAACTTTNGACATNACCACACTATATAGGATAATCCCATAGATGTCAAACACTAATGTGTCCATTTTGGGTTTCAACCTATAGTTGTATTTGCTAATTAGAATCATTCTAAACTGGCAATTCTTTGATCAGTCACTATGCTACGCGGGGCCTAGACGTCAAATAGTTATCTAGTCTCATTGGGCCGGTACTCCAATTACGTTCACCCGTGTTCTAGTGTTTATTCTCACAGTCAATAATGACTGATCCCAGATCCATTGACTAAAAATATTGGGCAACTATAATTCGCCAATGGATCAGGGATCAGTAGTAGATCCAACTACTAATGATCCTATCCCAAGTTCAGTTAGCCTATGGAAAAAACCGACTGAACTAGAGATAATTTAATCTAACAACAATCCTGACAATATTCAGGCTTTGAAGTACTGTAATTTTTATAAAGTGGATTAATACAATCTTTCGCTTTACAAATTATAATACCCTTAATATTTTTTTCGTTTTCTTTTTCTGCGTGTTCTAGTATTTCTGTATATTTTTTGTTTTCCATTTTAGTTCTCCTGTATAAGTTAATTTAACAGTACAATTAAATTATGTTCATATTAAGGCAGTTATTCAGTTTTATTGCCTTAAAATCGCCTTATTTCAAGTGTAGGATTATCCCTAACAATTAACCAAAGGAAACATGACACAGAAAATAAGAATGAACACCGAGTTAAGAAACAAGCTCTTTAATAAGATCAAACATACATTTGAGAATGAAGATACGCAAGAACGAGAAACATATCTTCAATCAAGAGAGTATGTTGATGAGCAATATCAAAGTGCAAGTGCGTTAGCAAAAGAAGTTGTTGAAAGATCATATCCAACAGAAGATGTTGCAACACTTCGAACTTTCAAAAAGAAATATGGTCAACCTTGTGATGTTGTAGCAAAAGATAAATGCTTTTACTTTGCACACAACGAAGATGTTGATGATGAGGGCGACACTAAAGAAACTAAATCACACTTTGATTTTGGTTTGTTTGGNAATCTAAATGGTAGTGAGTATGATAGTGAAGAGGGTAAAAAGTTTGCAGTTGCATACTACCGAGAAGAACTTAAAGCAAAAGATTGCAACCCAGATATCTATGCACAACAAAATGAAAACAAAGATAATCCACATAAGACAAAGCACGTTGACGAGTGTTTAAAAGTATTAGGCAATCACAATGGTCGTTCTTATAGTGATAATCATAGTATGGATACAGGTATGGAAAAAGATTTCAATGCACCATACTATCTTGACGTTATTGGAACATCTTATTGCAGATCAAGAGCAATAGCTTGTACTAAAAATGAGTACGAACAATTTGAAACTTGGCGAATTGCTAAAGGCAATCTAGTTGCGAAACACCAAACATGGATTGATACGATTGTTAAACAATGCGATCAGTTAAAAATTGGATTGAAAGCATATAGATATCTTTCAGAGGGTATTGAACTTGCAACTGAACTTGGTATTCAAGTTGATGAGGCAGAACTAATCAGAACTAACTCAACGGGATTGACAATCTACAATCCTAGCAACTTGGCTAGTATGATTAAAGGCATGAAGAATAAAAATCAATCAAGAGAGGCGAAGATATTGGCTAGAAAACAATATGAACAAAGTGTAAATTAACATTTGACAAGGGCTATCCTATAATATAGGATAGTCCTATAACCAATACAGGAGAAATAACATGGACAAAACATTTTATATTACTTACTACGCAAACAAGCACAAGAAACACATCACAAGAAAAGGAAAGCACGACGAAAAATCTCGTTTTGATAAACATAAACAAACTGGTGTTCCCTACTATGTATATTATGATTTAGATAAAGATGGATATAGAACAGCAACTGTTAATTGGAAAGTGAGGTACTAATGACACAACTAAATGAAGAACACTTTGAACTACACGACCAGAACAAAGCTGAAAGATATGAAAGACAAAAGATTAAATTTCTAGAGGACAGAATAAAAGTTCTAGAGAGTGCAATAGAAAGCCATGCTAAAATTTTGGCAAGGTTTCAAATGACCGAGGGAGAACAATCATGAGTGAACATGTCTGGTGCCATGGACCAAGTTGCCATTTATCTCATACTCAAGATAGGATAAGAGGTGTCAAGGGCTCTAAAGTTTTAAGAACTCGTAAGGTACAATTTAATCCACAGTATTTAAATATGTATTCTTATTTTTGTAGTAATGGTTGTTACAATGACTTTGCCAATAAACATATAGAACGAGTCATTGCCATTGAACCAAGGACCGAGGCTCTCGAAACACCGATAGATGTAGTCAAGGAACAAAGGACCGATTACTATAATAATCAATATACACATACCAAGATAATAGCAGTTGACAACAATGGTGGATAGTATAGGATTACTATATTAACAAACATACAGGAGATAACATGGACACAATGATTAAAGCAACTAACCCTTACTCGAACCAATCAACGATGTTAACACCAGAGGAACACAAGTTATACATTGAGATCAAGACAGCAGAGTTTGACGAGGACTACAGCACAATGCAAAAGAAGTTGTCTAAGTTCAGTAGACTTAATGCAAGTGCATTCATGGTACTACTAGACTAACCGAGTTACATACATGTGTGACCCTGTAGGGTCACACTCACCCAATACACGCACAGGTTGTGCGCTCGCGCCCGCTCGCTACCGCTCGCGTTTTTTTTTTTACTTTACACAGCATAAATACATAATCAATAGAGGTACCAGACGCGATCCGAAAAATCGCGCGCGCTCAGTAATCGATCCCCTTTAAATAAAAAGGGGTCCCACTACTTCAGGTTGTATTGCTTGATTTAGACAGTTAATGGGTGTATAAAACTTCTTCACCTTAAAAAGTGCAAAAAAAATTATAAAAATTTTAAAATGGATTTAAATAACTTAGATATAAGCCAATTACCATCTGATGTTAGAAAAGAATTTAAACAATTAAGATTACTTCACACCGAAAAAAAGATTCAAAACAAGGCTAGAGAGGATTTTATGTCCTTTGTTAAGTGCGTATGGCCCGAGTTCATTGAAGGTGCGCACCATAGAGTAATTGCTAAAAAATTTAATGATCTTGCAACTGGTAAAATTAATAGATTAATCGTGAACATGCCTCCTAGGCACACAAAATCTGAATTTGCATCTTACCTGCTTCCAGCGTGGATGGTGGGCCGTAATCCTAAACTCAAGATCATTCAAGCAACCCACACAGGTGAACTAGCTGTAAGATTTGGTCGTAAAGCAAAGACCTTGATTGATAGTGAAGAATATTCTAAAATATTTGAAACAAGTTTAAGAGAAGACAGTCAAGCCGCTGGGAGGTGGGAAACAGCACAAGGCGGCGAGTATTTTGCTGCGGGTGTCGGCGGTGCAATCACTGGACGGGGTGCTGACTTATTAATCATTGATGATCCTCACTCAGAGCAAGATGCGATGTCAGCAAGTGCATTTGACAATGCTTATGAATGGTACACCTCTGGTCCACGTCAAAGGATGCAGCCAGGTGGAAAAATTGTTTTAGTTATGACTCGATGGTCAAAGAAGGATTTAACAGGAATTTTATTAAATAACCAAGGTAAGATTAAAGGAGATCAGTGGGACGTGGTCCAGTTTCCGGCAATCTTGGACCACGGACCAAAGGAAGGAAAGCCCGTTTGGCCTGAATATTGGAAAATAGATGAGTTGGAGAAGGTTAAAGCAACNCTTCCGGTTGGAAAATGGAACGCNCAGTGGATGCAAAAGCCAACTAGTGAAGAAGGAGCGATTATAAAACGGGAATGGTGGCGAAAATGGGATCGAGACACGTTACCAGACATAAGTTATGTTATTCAAAGCTATGATACTGCTTTTTTAAAAAAAGAAACTGCCGATTTTAGTGCAATTACCACTTGGGGAGTATTTTATCCTGAAATTGATGGTCCCGCTAATTTAATTTTAATGGATTGTCTAAAAGATCGATTTGAATTTCCAGAATTGCGTCGAGCAGCTCTTGAGCAATATAAATATTGGAATCCTGACATGGTGGTCATCGAACAAAAAGCGTCTGGAACCCCTTTGACCCATGAATTTCGTCA